GAACATACTAAGAAATTAGCACCACCTCTAAGAGTCTTTTGGTGAATCTTATTAGATACTTTTTGCATTTTCGTTCCTAAAGTTTGGAACCATTGACCTTGTGTGTTATAAAAACCTAAGTCATCATATCCGTTTGCAGCAACATTCAATGAACGATTGTTTTTAGCTGACCACCACTCATCTGCAGCAGAAGCATCTTGGATTAACATATCTAAATTTTCAAGATCTATTTCTAGAGCAATATATTCAGACATGATTGATGTTAATTCAGCTTCAGCATCTAATGATTGGTATGCGTTTAAATCCTGTGCAAATTCTGGTGTCCATTGTGCTTTCAACTTTCTAGTTTTAGCAACAATTGCTTCAGATTTCATTTGGATATTAATTTGTGGAATAGCTAATGCATCAGCAGCTGATGAGTTAGCATTTGCGTAACCAGCAGTAGCGTTATCTTCAAAATCACCTCTGTAATTATCTTGTGGTTGTACGTTGTAGAATACTGTATTTAATAGACCGGCAACTGATCCTGATGGAATATCTGGTGATCCTACAGATCCTGAATAGATAAATGATACCGTTGTGTTTGCAGCGTTTGTTGCAGTATATTGAGGTAACATACGAACTACAGTTCCATCAGCAGGGATTAAAACTGAACCAGAACCTAATACAAATGCACGAACACCTTTATAATCAGGACGTTTTCCTGGGGTTGTCGGCATAGTAACCGTTATTTTGGTTAATAGGTTTGAGAAAATAGATTGAGATAATTCAGCATCATATTGAACATCAGCCCAAGAAGCAGTAGCTACTACAGAAAGTACTGAAGCGGAGAATTGGTTGATTGTGTAACCAAATCTACCAGCACCATATAAACCTTGTGAAGGATTTGCACCACCAGCTGGGTTTGTATTACCGTACATAGATGAAGTAGCACCATAAGTGTCACCACCAGGTCCAAACTTACCAAGAGGAGCAGCTTTACCATCTGTGTCTCCATATTGGAAATCTAAGAAGAAAACTAGACCTGAAGGTAGATTCATTGGTTGTACAGACATGAATTCTTTAGTTGATAAAGAACCAAATATTTTACGTACCAATGGAAGAGCTACACCAGCCCATTGCTCACCTTGTCCTGTAACGAAGTTAGCACCACCAATGTTATTGGAAGATTGTTCAGTTACTAACTGTTTTGCTTGATTTTCGAGGATCATAGCCATGTTATTTTTATTAACTTCGCTACCAAGTCCTTCTAAGAGACCTGTTTTACCCCATTTTGACGCCATTCGAGCGGCATCGTTCTGCATGTTTTTCCATCCGGAAGCAGAACTTTCGAGTAATGAATTAATTGTTGACATTTGTTTTTTTTGTTTTAAGTTTATAATTAAATAATTCCAGCCAATTTTTGCATTCTTAAAAATGCTTCGTTTGACTCTACGATTGGTTTTTTAACGTTTGGTGTCATTGTTGTTTTAGAAGCACTACCTAAGTTTTCTTTAATTAAGTTTGATTTTACTTTGATTCCCTCATTTAAAGTTTCAAACACTAATTTTACTTCACTTACTGTAGCCGCTTTATCAAACGAACTTAACACTTTTACTTTTTGACTTTCGTTTAAGGTTTTAGATTTAAAGATTTTATTAGTGTAAAGAAGTTTAGCATTTAACAAGTTAATCTCGTTTAATTCAGATTTAAGAATATTAATTGCAGAATAAGCTTCGTCAAGTTCTTTTTTCATTTTTTTCTTGTCTTCGTCTTCTTCTTTTTTCTTTTCATCTTTCTTTTCTTCTGGTTTTTTCTTTTTAGCTTCGTCTAAAAATTCCATTTCTTCAATTTCTTTTAAAAGTTCAGCTAAATTTACTTCTTCATCATCTTCTATACCTATTTCATCTTTCATATCTTCATGACCCGCTTCAAGTTCACCTGATTTAATCATGTCTGCAATTACATCTTCAATCATTGATTTTAGATCTTCATCAGTCATGTCTTCAAGATCAATTGGAGTTCCATCTTCATCATCAGCAATATCATCATCACTAACATCTTCATCATCTTCTTCTTCAGCTTCGTAAAGATTTTCTTCTACGTTTTTTTCTTCTTCTTCTAATTCAGCTAAAAGCTCTTCTAAATTAATTTCATCCATTTTTTCTGTTTCATCCATGTATTCAGCTTCTTCCATTTTTTCATTTTCAGCTTCTTCCATTTTTTCATTTTCAGATTTACCATACATTTCCTCAAGATCGTTTTCTTTTTCCATTTCTTGAAGTTTTGCAGTAAACATAGATTTTACTTGGGGTGCGAAGGCTTCTTCTAAGGCTGCTTTTGCATTTGCTATGGCCGTTTCTTTAACAGCTTTAGCATCTGCGATTGCTTCTTTAAGCATTGCTCTGTTTGTTAACATTTTTCCTAAATTTAATTTTGTTGGGAAAGTACGTTTATTTAAAAAACGTAATAGATATTTATTAATTAATACCACATATATTAAGGGTGGTGGTATATTCTAGTATACGTATGTATAAAATTATTGAAATCGCATTTTAAAATAAAGGACAAGTTCCTTTTGCGCAAAGAATTTCTGTAATTAATGAATTAGTTTTTGAATATGGGTCTAAAAATGTAGTACGTGATTCATTTAATGCACCATTTTTCATCCAAGAATCTGGATTAGAAGGATTAGAAACTAGATCCCAAGTTAATAGTTCAAAGTCATCTTGCACTTCCATTACTTCTCCCATTTGCTTTAATGAACCCATTCCACGAGAAGAAATACCAATAATTAAACCATTTTTAACTAATGCTCCCGCAATACGGCCTGATGTAGTACCTTTATCTCCCATGTCACAAAATATTTCTACTTTGCCATGGATTTCATCTCCAACCCACCATAAATCACGAACAGCATGGGATGCATTTTTTAAATTAATTACTTGAGAATCAGGATGATCTAATTCACCTACTGTTTCTGTTGATTTTTGTTTGATTTTATTTTGAAAATTTTCAATTTCACGATCCCATAACTCTTTTTTATAGTATCTTCCATTACCGTTTTTTACTTCAACAGTAGCTAAAATACCTTCAACAAATACATTACCACCATTTCCCATTCCCTCAATTAAGCGAACAGGTTTTGGGACAAATTGTCTTGTTTCTATGAGTAGTTCTTTTTTCATTAATATATTCCGTATGCACTTTTTAAATGTTGGTTTGCTAATTCTTTTTCATCTTCATCTTTAAATTCACTTAACGCATCTTCTAAAGTACCATATTCATCATAGTATTGTTCTGCTTTTTCTATAATTTTTTCTGCTGTTTCATCATCAATTTCAAAAAGTTCAGCTTCATCAATAGTTTCATTAGTTTCATCAATTACTTCTGCTTTTTTAGTTGTACCTTTTTTATTAGCCATTTTTTCTAATTTAGCTTTAGCTCTTTCTAACGATTTAATATCTTTTGAAATCTCTTTAACTTTTTTAGCGTCGGTAAGATCTTTCATATCTTCATCTTCATCTAATCTAGAAATTTGTGATTGCTTTTTATCGATTAGAGCTTGTACTTTTTCTAATTTTGAAGTAATGATTTCATGTTCTGCTTCTTTATTAATTGCTACTAATTCTTTTTCAACACTTTCTCTTAAAGATTCTTGTGTATTATCGTCTTCAATTGGAGTTTCATCAATAATTTCATCTTCATCAATTACGGCTTTACTTAAAGGCTTTGCTTTACCTTTATGCATTATTTTTTCTAATTTATCTTTAGCTTTTTCTAACGATTTGATGTCTTTTGTGATTTCTTTAACTTTTTTAGCGTCGGTAAGGTCTTTCATATCTTCGTCCTCGTCTAATCTAGAAATTTGTGATTGTTTTTTATCGATTAGGGCTTGTACTTTTTCTAATTTAGAAGCAATAATTTCATGTTCTGCTTCTTTGTTAATAGCCATTAATTCTTTTTCAATACTTTCCTTTAAGGATTCCATTGTATCCTCTTTTTTTATTTCTTTAACATTAGGATTAAGTATAGTAATTCGGATTGTTCTATTTCCAGGTGTACCCCCAACAACAACATTTTTTAAACCAACATACTCAAACGGTTCATTATTAAGACCTGGGAATATTGCATTACCTACAATAGGTTCTTGGTTTTCACCATTATTTAGAAAATTAATAATTTCTGGTGGAGTGCTAATATCTTCCCTAGAGTCTGTGGTTACGGGTGGATTAAGAGTAGTATTTTTTTTAATAAGGAGCTTAGTTCCTTCATTATTGGTAATAAATTTAATGTCCTTATTTTGTAATAATTTTTTTATAAACTTTGGATGTAGGGGAACACTTTTATGTTTTGGTTCTCCTTCTGCTCGTTCTTTTTTGTCATCTCCTAATTTTGATTGGAACATGCTTCCAAGATGTCTCATCTCTTCAATTTCTCCCTCAACCATCTCACGAATTACTTTACGTAATTTAGATTCTTCAATTGATTCTCCTTCAAATAAATGTTTTTCTTGCTTCCAAAGTTGATGAACTATGTTTGATGGATTTTTTTTAGCAAAATCTTTAATTTTTTCAATTACTTGTTCATCAGTTAAAGATTCAGGATCTGAAAGTCCTGAATTTTTCTTGATCCAAGCTTTAAAAACTTTAAGTGCCATTTCTTTTGCACCTTCAACATCACCTAAAGGCTTAGAAGAAAACATTCCTTCATTTAAATCACCATATCCCGATGCTTTATATTTTCCTTTAGCTTCTTTTGGTTCACCTAAACCAGGTGCTTCAGTTGTGTAACCTAAACCTTTAATTCCAAATTGACCATCTTTTGTATAGTGAATTGGGTCTTTAGTTAAATTTTTAAATACCATGTCTTTTAATTCTTGCATGGTTTTATCTGCATTTTTCGGATCTTTCATTTCAGCATAATAACCCATCATAATTTGATCAAAGATCATATTATCAGGATTTTTTTCATCTGAATTATCAAAATTATGGGAATAATCTTCTTCTACTCTTTTAGATACTTTTTTCTCTTCGGCTTTTACTTTTTCGTCTTCATTTTCTTTTTTCTTAGCTTCAGCTAAAAAGTTTTCAAATGCTAATTCATAAGGTTCTTTTTTCTTTAAATCAAATGGGGAGTTGATTGGTTCTAAACTAACAATATTTTCAGTAATAATATTTTTTGTTATAAGGGATGCAGCCGCTTCTTCAAATGTAGCTGCGTTGCGAACTATATTTGGAAATTGACGTTTTGCTTCTGTAAGGAAAACACCTATGTGTCCTTTACCTTCTTTGATTAACAAATACTGATCTTGTAGTGTCTTTTTCATTATTTTTCTGTTAAAAGTTGTTTTACCTCTTTAAGGTAACTTAATACTATTTCTGTTGGTTGTGTTATATCATACGAACCTGCATTTCCACCATATAATTCAATAGTTTCATTCTTTGCATTAGAAACTAGTGGGGAGATTTCGTTTAATAATTTTTCAATTTCATCTAAACTATTTAAACGTTTTTGTTGGAATTCATTAGTTTCATTTAATAATTCTTCTTCCCAAAGTTTTTTAACTTGTAAACTAGATCCTTTAATTTTATTCGGTACAGGTTTAAATCCTAATTTATAGTAATAAATATTTTTAGCTCCTTTAGCATTTTTATCTTTATTAAATGCTGTTTTAGCAGCTATTCCTAGGCCTTCTCCAGAGGTAACTGTAGCACCACCTATATTAGTAGCGTTTATTTCTTTGAGTTTTTTTCTAATAATTTCTTTAAGCTTATCCATTTACCGTTTCTAATTCATTAATTAAATCATAATATTGTAATAGATCAACTAAATCACTGTCAGTTATTTTAGTATTTTTTGTTGAAGGAGAAATAACTGTAAGAATTTCATTTATTTTAATTTGAGTAGCTTTACTTTTAGTATTTTTATTCAAATCTATTAATTCTTTTTTTATTTCTATTATTTTGTTATTATAAAATTCTCTTAAACGGGGGGTGTTATCAATAGAAGTAATATATTCTTTTAATATTAATTTTTGTTTTGGATGTAAGGTATCATATTTTTCATTAAAATTTTCTAACACCATTCTATAAGCTAATAAACGTACATCTTTATCTGAATTTTCAAATTCTATCATTACTTCATCTCTAACTTTAGTTTCAGTAATTTTAGCTGCTGTTAAATGTTCTAAAATAGTTACTTTATTATTAATTGTTTGTTCAGGATTAATTATTTCTGATGTATTTGCAATTTCTAATAATGTATAAAACGCAGCGTATATTTTATAGTTAGGAAGTTTATGATTAAAAAATTCATTTATATTGTAATGTTTTTGAATTTCATTAATCAAATTATATTTTTGACGTTTTATTGATCCTCTATTTAATGTTTTAGAAGAATCAATTAAAGTATTAACTACAATATTTGCTCTTCCTTCAGTTAAAGAAGTTTTTTTAAGCAAAGTTTCAAATAATTTATATTCCCGACCTAATTCAGTTTTAATAAAATATTTTTTAAGTATATCTTTGGCTGGTGAATCTTTATCATCTAGCGTATCTGTAGTAATTTGACGGACTAGTAGTTCGAAAAGAATTCCAGTATTTTTATACTTTGAATGTTTAATTTGCATTCTGATATTATTTATTTATAAATATATGAGAAATTTTTACTTTCGTATTTGAGATTCATCTAATAAGGAATTTCCTTTAATATCTGATTCAAATATAATTTGTTTGTGTTGATTTTTTATGTCATTAAATATTTTAGAATTTTTATTTCTTTTATTTTTAGTTTCAAGGGCCAATGGAGATCCACCTTTATATTGTGGGTTTATTGAATCTGATTCATCACCATCTTTTTTCATATCTTTTGAACCTATTCTATCTTTTCCAAGTACATTATCTTGTGTATTTCTATCAGTTATTTTTTCTTCAGGACGACCTAAATCAGCATTTTCATCATATCCATCAGGTACATTAGTTGATTCATATCTTCCTCTTCCATATAAAGCAGCTAAATCATGAGGAGTTCCATAAGATTTACCGGTTTCTAAAGGATCATTACCTTCATTTTCAATTTGAGTTATACGGAATTTACGTTTAGCATCTTGAGCAATTAAATCTCTATATTCATCATATTGATCTTCACTTAAATGGAAGATATTTTCATAAATCCAATCTGAAGGTAATAATTTATTTTCCATCATTTGGGCTGCTAGATCTACTTTTTCTTTCATCAATGCAACTCTTTCTTGGTCATAAATGATAGAAGGAGTAGTTAAAGATAATTCAAAATTAGTCATGCTTTCATCACGATATCCTTGAGCATATAAATGAACTAATGCTATAGTATTTAATTCGGATACTACAATACGTTGAATGCGTTCAATTGTACGTGCAAATCGAATATCTTCCGCCGCTAATGTAGCTTTACCTGTTAAATCTTTTTCATAA